GTTAAATCAGATAACCCTAAAGGATAAATATGTTATTAGGACACGGAGCAATAGGACAATTTGGAGTAGCAGAAGCGCTACCAGGAACTGTTATTAATGCAGGAACTGTTGAACTGACTCTAGGTCAAAGCATAGGAACTGTGGGTTCTGGTACATTAGGTATGACAGGATCTGCTGTGTTTGCAACAACAGGACCTGGAATTACTTCAAGTATAGGTAATGAAACAGTTACAGCAGGAGCAAATGTTTCTTCTACAGGTAGTCAATTTGCTGCTAGTATTGGAGATGAGACAGCATTTGGTGAAGCATTTCAAAATCTAATTTCATTTTCTGTGGGATCACCTAACTTCTTTTTATGGAATGAAGTGGACGATACAGCAGATGCTACATGGATTGATGTAGAACCAGGGAGTACAGACTAATGGCAAATGACGCAACAGTAAGTTTATCAGTAACATTATTACCTGACGAAATAGCGACTACACTTAGTGGTTCAATGACGGTTACCCCTGATGATGTCAACGATAAATGGTATTATAAGAAAACTGCTGTTACTACAACAAGTGCAGATCTTATAGCAGGCCATTTTTTAGATTATACAGCAGTAGATCAAGATACAGCTCCAACAGCAATAGCCGCAGGAGACAAAGTCAAATTCTTATTTGTTAAAAATACTAGCACTGCGGACGGCATTATGTTATCAATAGATGCAGGAACAGCAGCTTTTAACTTAGCTGATGGCATATTTATAGGACCAGAGCAATCATGGTTTGGAAGATTACCTAACGTAACTGTAGCAGACATCCATGCTATTAGTTCAGATATAGGTGACGCAGGAGATGCAAGTGCTACTTGTATCGTAGCTGCATTATTGGATGACGTAGGATAGGATTAAAACATGGCATCAACATACTCAAGTTCACTTAATTTAGAAATCCAAGCTACTGGAGAAAACTCTGGAACTTGGGGAACAATTACAAATAATAATTTACAAAAAGTAGAATCAGCAGTTAAAGGATATGTAGCCGTTGCAATTGCAAGTACAACTGATGCTTTAACAACAGCAGATGGTACAACTGCAGATGAGCAAAGTAATGCTATTATAAAATTAACAGGCACATTATCAGGTAATACAACAATGCAATGTGAAGCTGTAGAGACTTGGTACATAGTTGATAATGCAGCGACCATGGGAACACACAGTCTAGGTTTTAAACCTGCTGGTGGTACAGCAACAAATTTAGTAGCAGGATCTAAGCATATACTTTATTCAGACGGTTCTACAATGTTTGATGTTTTAGCTGACGCCGGTAATCTTAAGGCCAACGGAACATTAACAGTATCAGGCAACACATCTCTTGACGGAGGTACTTTTGTATTCAATGAATCAAGTGCTGACGTAGACTTTAGAATTGAAGGTAACGGCGATGCAAACTTATTTTTTACTGACGCCGGTAATGATAGAGTAGGTATAAAGACAGCTTCTCCTTCTACAGAACTTCACGTAGTAGGTGGTATCAAAGCTACAGGCGGCATAGATTTTGATGGTGGTGGTTTTACTTTTAATGATACAGGTGCCTCTGTAGATTTTAGAGCAGAAACAAACACGTTAGCAAATGCATTTTTTATTGATGGATCTGCAGATAAAATTGGTTTTGGAACGAACACCCCTGCTGATGCAAGTGTAGAAATTAATCAAGCAAATACTGCAGGAGCTATAGCTTGTTTATCTTTAGATCAAGATGATGTAGACCAAGAGTTTATTAAGTTTGATGGTACAAGTGCAGCTGATCAAACAGCAAGTTTGACGACCGCCACAACTGTAGGTGCTTTAACAGGGTATATTCGTGTTAACATTAATGGCACTGATTTTTGGGTACCATATTACGCAACTAGCTAGGAGCTTAAATGCCTTTAACAAAATTACAATTTGCACCAGGCATTGATAAACAAAATACCGAATATGGTGCAGAAGGTAAATGGTCAGATTGTGACAACGTAAGATTTCGTTATGGATTGCCTGAAAAGATAGGTGGTTGGTCTAAAGTAACACAAGATGGAATTATTGGAGCAGTAAGAGCTGTTTTAACTTATTCAAGTTTAGATGGCGTTAAATACGCTGTGTATGGAACTAACAAAAAACTATATGCATATTCTGAAAATAACTATGCTGATATTTCCCCTATACGTGCTACAGGCACGGGCAACATTACACAGTTTGCTGTAACTAATGGATCATCTACTGTCACTGTGACAGACGCGTCCCATGGGGCGCTCATAGGGGACTTTGTAACGATTGCAACTGTGAGTGCTGCTGTAGGGGGAATAACTCAAGCTAATTTACAAAGAGAATTTGAAATATTAACTGTTCCTACTACGGATACATATACTATAGAAGCTCCAGCTGCAGGTACTTCAACAGCTGCAGGAGCCACTGCTAATGCTTCGTATCAATTTAATACAGGCCCCGCAACTTCTTTACTGGGATATGGTTGGGGTGCTGGTACTTGGGGAGACTCAACTTGGGATACATCTAGAGAAGGTTTGACAGGCGCTTCTGGTGTGTTATTGGAAGCAGGAAAATGGTCCTTGGACAATTGGGGAGAAGATGTTTTATCACAACAATTTAATGGTGGACTATCCTACTGGGATACTTCAGCAGGTTTATCAAGCAATAGATCATCTGTAACAGAGGTTTCTACAGCTCCTACAAAAACTAGATTAATGTTAGTTTCAGGTGATGATCGTCACGTTATTTGTTTGGGAACAGAAACAACTATTGGAGAAACAGCTACTCAAGATAGTATGTTTATTCGATGGTCCACTCAAGAAAATCAAAACGAATGGACTCCTTCTTCTGTTAATACTGCAGGTAGTCACAGGCTAACAGCAGGTAATCAGATTCAAGCAGCTGTAAGAAGTAGAGGTGCTATTCTTATTTGGACAGATACTGCCTTGTATCAAATGCAATTTATTGGTCCTCCTCTTACTTTTGGTTTTAAACAATTAGGTTCTAATTGTGGTGCTGTAGGATTAAACGCAGCAGTTGATGTAAACGGTATTGCTTATTGGATGGGTAATGATTCTTTCTTCTTATATGATGGTGCTGTTAAAAAAATACCTTGTAGTGTACAAGATCATGTTTTTGATTCTATTTCACCTTCCTCTCTAACAGAAGTTTATTGTGCTTCAAACGCAGACTACAATGAAGTTATGTGGTTTTATGCAGACTCAACCTCTAATGTTATCAATAAACAAGTTGTGTATAATTATTTAGAAAATTTATGGTATGTAGGATCTTTGGATAGAACTACATGGAGTAACAGTAGTATTTATTCTGTTCCTTATGCTTCTCAATTTGTTGCAGGCAGTTCTGCTACAGCAACTCCTACTATTCAAGGTCTTAAAACAGGTCGTAGTTTTATCTATGCTCAAGAAACAGGAACTGATGACGACGGTAGTGCAATGGTAGCTTCTATAGAATCTGGTGATATTGATATAGGAGAAGGAGATAACTTCATGTCTATAAGAAGAATTTTACCTGACTTTAAAAATCAAGTAGGTAATGTAGATATTACAATGCAAACAAGACCTTATCCTTCAGCAACTCAAACAACTCATGGTCCTTTTGAAATTACAACTAGTACAACTAAACAAGACACAAGAATTAGAGGAAGACAACTTTCTTTAAAACTTGAAAGTAATGCTACTGGTGAAAATTGGAGATATGGAACATTAAGAGTTGATATGCAACCTGATGGAAAAAGAGGTAGTAATGGCTAAAATTACAACACCTATATTACCTCAAGCTACTCAAGAGTATAATCAATCTCAAATGGCTACTCTTATTCAAACACTAGAACAAATGATCTTTGTGTTAAATAATACTTATACTTCAGAAACTCTTCGTAATGAAGATGAACAGATTAGTTGGTTCTTTTCTTAGATGGCAAATAACTATACAAATTATAAAGTTAATTTATCTACTACAGCCTTGACTTCTGTTTATACAGTGCCTACTGCAACTTCAGCTATTATTAAATCTATTCGTGTGTCCAATAAAGATATAACAAATAACTGTACTGTCTCTTTATCTCTTGTAGATAGCGGCGGCGTCAGTTATAATCTAGAAACAGATAGAACAGTCAAAGCTAAACAATCTCAAGAGCTTTTGTCTACAGGAGTCGTTAATGCTGGATTTGGTTCTACAGATTCTTCTTTTGCTCCTGCAACACCGATAGTGGTGAAAGAATCAGAAATTATAAAAGCTCAAGCGCAAAACGGTGGAGACTTGAGTATTATAATAAGTGTATTAGAAATAACTAATGCTTAATCAAAGGAGTAAACTATGAATGAAATGAAAAAAAAGAAGATGCCTAAAAAAATGATGGGTGGCGGAATGATGGGTGGCGGAATGATGTACAAAGATGGTGGTAAAGCTAAGAAATCTACAAAAGTAAAAAACAAAAAACTTGCTGCTATGTATGGAGATCCTAAAAAAATAACCAGAGGTGATATTATCACTGCTGCTAAAAAGAAAAAAAAGAAGAAGTAATGAGAAAAGGTCTTTATGCTAATATTCATGCTAAAAGAAAGCGTGGAGGTAAAATGAAAAAGAAGGGTGCAAAAGGAGCACCCACTTCTGCTAATTTTAAAAGAGCAGCACAAACAGCGAGGAAAAAATAATGACTAAACTTTGTTCTAGAGGAAAAGCGGCAGCAAAAAGAAAGTTTGACG